ATGGATCCTCAGTTTCCTACTGCTTTAGATCAATACTGTAAAACGTTTGGGGTATCGTTTTTTGATTTAGAATTGAATTGTATCTTTTGTAAATATCCTGTATGCTTACAAGATTTGGCTGCTTTTTATATGAAAAATTTAAGTTTAATTTGGAGAGAAGGAAGATGTTATGCTTGCTGCTGTAAATGTGTTAGGCTTTCTGCTTTATTTGAATTTCAACAGCATTGTCAATGTTGTGTTCCATGTACTTCGTTGCCTGATTTAATTAACAAACAACTTAAAGATATTATAATTCGCTGCAGAGACTGTTATAATTTGTTGAGTTTTGTTGAAAAGCTTGATTGTGTATTGCATGAAGAGAATTTCTATCTTGTAAGGGGACATTGGCGGGGATTGTGCAGATATTGTATGTTTAAACAATGATTGGAGTAGAACCTACAATTGCAGATATTGAATTAGATTTACAGGAGTTGGTTTTGCCTAGTAATCTACTGAGTAATGAGGAATCATTAGAAGAACAGGTGGAGGAGGAGCAGCAAGAATATTATAGGATTGACACTCGTTGTCACACTTGTGGAACAGGTGTCAGATGCTGTGTATCAGCAACAAGCTTTGGTATTAGACAATTAGAGTTACTTCTGATCCACGAAGGAATTTCTTTTTGCTGCCCTGGGTGTTCCAGGAGACGATCTTTCCACCATGGGAGACTCCAATAAAGGTACAGAAAATTGTGAAAATGTAAATAATAATGATGCTAGTTGGTATATATTAGAAGAGGCAGAATGTGTGGAGCCATTAGATAGTTTTGAGGAATTGTTCGATAATAGTACAGGATCAGATATTTCTAATCTTATTGATGAAATTGATGAAACAGATGATGGAAAGTCCCTAGCATTGTATAATGCACAGGTTAACGAGGAGTGTGAGCAAGCAATTGCCAAGCTAAAACGAAAGTATTTGAAAACTCCGGACCAGAGTCCAGAGTCAGAATCTGTTGCCGCTTTAAGTCCACGTTTAGAAGCTGTTACTTTATCATCTAGAAAGCAAACTCAGAGCAAAAGGCGATTGTTTGATGACAGTGGAATCCTAGAAGATGAAGCTGCAAATACTAATGAAAAGGTAGATCAAGGGAACCATAGCGGTTCAGAAAATGGCGCGAAAAACAATATGTCAGTTTTGCAGATGTCTAATTGGCGAGCAACTGCTTATTCTAAAATATCTAACCTCTTTGGTGTCAGTTTTCATGAGTTAACCAGAGCATTTAAAAATAATAAAACATGCTCTCCAAATTGGGTTGTTGGGATTGTTAGAGCTGCAGAAGAACTTATAGAAAGTTGTAAAATACTATTACAGCAACATTGCAACTTTTTTCAAATTATAACTTTAGATTTTACATCAATAATTTTATTAGAATTTAAGTCTAGTAAATGTAGAGAAACAGTAAATAAACTCTTTGTAACATTATTAAATATTGATGAATGTATGATTATATCTGAACCTCCTAAAATTCGTAGTGTACCTGTTGCATTATTTTTTTATAAATCATCTTTTGGAAATGCTTCATATGTGTTTGGTAAATTCCCAGATTGGGTTGCTAGACAAACTATGATCAATCACCAAATTGCTGGCGCTGCAGACCAATTTGATTTCTCAAAAATGACGCAGTGGGCTTTCGATAACAATATTGTGGAAGAATCAGAGATAGCCTATAAATATGCTATTGCTGCAGATACGGATAGTAATGCACAAGCATTCTTGAGATGCAATAACCAATTAAGATATGTTAAGGATTGTAGTCATATGGTTAAATTATACAAAAGACAACAAATGAAAGAAATGTCTATGGCAGACTGGATCTATAAATGTTGTGATGAAACTGATGGGGAAGGTAATTGGAAGCCTATAGCTCAGTTTTTAAGGCTTCAGGAAGTTAATTTTCTATCATTCTTAATAACGTTGAAAACCTTTTTTAAAGGAATAGCTAAAAAGCAATGTATAGTGTTTCATGGTCCACCTAATACAGGCAAGTCTATGTTTACATTTTCAATAGTTAAATTTCTAAAAGGAAAAGTAGTTTCATGTATGAATAGAAATAGTCAATTTTGGTTATCACCGTTAAGTGAAGCAAAAGTTGGTATAATAGATGATGTTACATTTCCTGCATGGCAATATATGGATATAAATATGAGAGCAGCTCTAGATGGAAACTACATTTCATTAGATAGTAAACATAGACAGCCTCTACAAATAAAGCTGCCACCTACTTTTATTACTACTAATATAGATGTGCCAACAGAACCTTCACTTAAATATTTATACAGTAGGGTAGTATGCTTTAAATTCCCAAATGAAATGCCTATGGATGAAAATGGGGAGCCTGTGTATATGTTTGATGACAAAATGTGGAAATGTTTTTTTAGAAAGTTTGGGAATCAATTAGACCTCAAAGCATCTGAAGAAGAGGGTGATGGAGGAATTGACCAGGCGTTTCGATGTACTGCAAGATCAGTTGATGAGACATTATGAATCTGAATCTAAGTCTTTACAAGATCAAATAAACTATTGGGAAACTATTAGAAAAGAAAGTGCTTTGCTGCATTATGCACGTCAGCAAGGCATTAGTAAATTGGGACTGCAACCTGTTCCTGCACTGGTAGTTTCTGAATACAATGGAAAACAAGCAATTTCCATAAGTCTGACTTTGCAATCACTACTAAAATCACCATTTGGAAAAGAAACATGGACGCTACCTGAGACCAGTGCAGAACTAATTAATACTGAACCAAAAAATACATTAAAAAAGCATGGGTTTACAGTGACTGTTTGGTTTGACCATGAAAAACAAAATGCAATGCAATATACAAACTGGAATAATATTTATTATCAAGACTATGATAATGTTTGGCACAAAGTGAAGGGAGAAGTGGACTATAATGGGCTCTATTTTACAGAGCCATCAGGGGACAGAGCATATTTTAAGATATTTGCTCAGGATGCTGAAATGTATAGTAAAACTGGAGAATGGACTGTGCACTATAAAACCTACACTATCTCCCCTCCCTCTGGTTTTAGCTCTGCTTCCAGCTCTTACTCTAGAACCACCGAGATATCCACATCAGCGACCACCAGACACACCTCGCCCGAAAAGGCATCAACCTCTAACGAGCAACAGCGGGTACTACGGTCGCCACCACGACTTAGGGCTGCCAGTGTCTCGCCACCGCAACCCAGCTCCACTACCGAAACCCCCGAAAGAGAAAGAGTACAGCGCCGACGACGACGAGAACAAGGAGAATCTAGACCCAGAGAGGCCACCCCTAAGCGAAGAAGAACCGAAGACAGCGGAGGAAGAGCTGGAAGAGGAGGAGGAGGGAGAGGTGCACCGTCTCCTGAAGCAGTGGGCCAAAGACATAGATCAGTTGAAACAAAAGGTCTGTCTAGACTTAGAGCGTTACAAGAAGAAGCTAGGGATCCACCTGTAATTATAATTAGAGGAGGGGCAAATGCTTTAAAATGCTTCAGATATAGAAAAACGCATTCCAGCAGTAAACATCTTTTTCTTTGCATATCTTCTGTGTTTAAATGGGTTGGGGATTGTACTGCAACTAGTGGTAGTAGAATGTTAGTTTCATTTAAAGATGTTAAACAACGTGAAATGTTTATAAGGCACACTACATTTCCAAAAGGTTCTGAATATTTCTTGGGACAATTAAACAGCTTGTAACATGAACCCTGCTAAAAGGCGAAAGCGTGATTCTCCAGATAATCTTTATAGACAATGTCAATTATCAGGCAACTGTTTACCAGATGTAAAAAATAAAATAGAAGGTACTACCTTGGCTGATCAATTATTAAAATGGTTGGGAAGTTTTATATATTTGGGGGGATTGGGTATTGGAACCGGAAAGGGTACAGGAGGTTCTATGGGCTATACACCATTAGCTACCCCTAGCAGAGTAATTCCAGATGGCACAGTTATTAGGCCTACTGTTCCTGTAGAGCCTATAGGTCCAGCGGAACTGATTCCTATTGATGTACTACAGCCAGAGGCATCAGCTATAATTCCTTTAGAAGAAGGTACCTTATCTAATATACCAGACCTAAACATACCAGAAACTGAAGAAACAGTGATAGATACTATACTACCAGAGGATAACATTCTTACATCAGTGGATCCAGTAAATGATATTACTACCAGTAGTGGTCACCCTAACATCATAACTTCAGGTGAAGATGCAGCTATTTTAGAAGTTCAGCCTGCACCCTCAGCTCCAAGACGTATAGCAGTTACTCAAAGCAGATACAATGCAACTCCTCATTTAAGTGTTATAACTGGTAACATTTCTCAGGATTCCAACATAAATGTGTTTGTAGATGCACATTTTACAGGTGAGGTTATAGGTTCTTTTGAAGAGATACCTCTTGAACCTTTAAATCAAAGGGAGGAGTTTCAAATAGAGGCGGGAAGGAAAACTAGTACACCTAGAGATACTATCAGTCAAGGTTTGAATAGGATACGTCACTTGTATAATAGAAGAATTTTACAACAACCAACCAGAAACGTGGATTTTCTGGGTCAGGCGTCTCGGGCTGTTCAATTTGAATTTGAAAATCCCGCCTTTGACCCTGAAATAACCCTCAGATTTAATCAGGACGTTGCTGACGTTGCAACTGCTGCTCCTGATTCAGCTTTTGCTGACATTGTAACTTTTAGCAGGCCAATATTTTCTGAGACCGATACCGGTCTCGTTAGAGTTAGCAGACTAGGACAAAAGGGTACAATTAAGACGCGAAGCGGTCTGCAAATAGGGCAGAATGTTCATTTTTATTATGATGTTAGTACTATAGACACTAGTGATGCTATCGAATTAATGCCACTTGGACAGACATCAGCAGATTTAAGTATAGTTGATCAGCTTGCCGAAAGTACTTTTGTAGACCCTATAGCTCAGTTACAGAATACAGCATTTACTGAGGCTGATTTGGAAGATGCTTTAACAGAATCTTTTGAGAATTCTCATTTGGTTTTACGTACTGGTAGTAGACAGGAAACTATCACTTTTCCTAGTTTACCACCTGAATTAGGAATACGTATATTTGTAGATGATGTTGGTAATGATCTGTTTATTTCATATCCTGAAACACATATAACACCAATAATAAATCCAGATTTGCCATTTGGGCCTACTGTGCCGGTTTTAGAATATGATTTCACTAGTGCAGACTTTACTTTACACCCAAGTTTATCTCGCAAACGCAAACGAAGGCCTTCTTTCTGATTTTGCAGGATGGCTTTATGGGAGCGCTCATCAGGCAAAATATATCTACCTCCAGCCAGACCAGTTGCAAGAGTTTACAATACGGATGAATATGTTGTGGGAACTTCATTATTTTTTCATTCTGCTACTGATAGACTCCTTACCGTTGGTCATCCTTACTTTGAAATTCGTGACAATGTAGATCAATCTAAGGTGTTGGTCCCTAAAGTTTCAGGCAATCAGTTTAGAGTCTTTAGATGCACTTTACCTGATCCTAACAAGTTTGCTTTAATAGATCAATCTGTTTATAACCCAGAAACAGAAAGATTAGTGTGGAGATTACGGGGTATTGAGGTTGGTCATGGGGGTCCTTTGGGCATTGGCACTAGTGGGCATCCATTGTTTAATAAGTTTAATGATACAGAAAACCCAAATAAGTATTTTCCGAAACAAACAGATGATAACAGACAAAATGTCTCGTTTGATCCCAAACAAGTCCAATTATTGTTGGTGGGTTGCACACCACCAATGGGAGAACATTGGGATGTTGCTAAATCCTGCGCAGGTGACAATACAGATCCAGGGTCCTGTCCTGCTATTCAGTTGGTGAATGATTACATTCAGGATGGTGATATGTTTGATATAGGTTTAGGTGCAGTTAATTTTGGTAATTTTCAAAGAGATAGAGCTGGTGCACCACTGGATATCAATACTACTATTTGTAAATGGCCTGATTTACTTAAAATGTCTAAGGATATTTTTGGAGACAGTCTATTCTTTTATGGAAAGCGAGAACAAGGATATGCCAGACATTTTTGGACACGTGCTGGTACCACTGGAGACACCATACCTGAACCACATGCTCCAGAGTTCTTTTTAACACCACAAAGTAATCAGGATCAGGTGAATTGTACTAATCATATATACTTTGGAACACCAAGTGGCTCTTTGGTCTCCAGCGAATCTCAATTGCTAAACAGACCATACTGGTTGCAACGAGCACAAGGAACCAACAATGGTATTTGTTGGAGAAATGAGTTATTTGTTACAGTAGCTGATAACACACATAATACAAACTTTACGTTGTCTGTTGCAACTACAGAAATAAACCAGGATTATAAGTATAAAGCTACTGATTTTAAACATTATCTCAGACATGTAGAAGAGTATGAAATAGAATTCATATTTCAGCTTTGTAAAATTCCACTACAGGCTGATATATTAGCACATATCAATGCTATGAATCCAGGCATTATTGATGATTGGCAATTGGCATTTGTGCCGCCTCCACCATCCGGTATTGAGGACACTTACAGGTATATTAACAGTTTGGCAACACGTTGTCCAGATCAAAACCCACCAACTGAAAAGCAGGATCCGTATAAGGACTATAATTTTTGGGATGTTGACTTAACAGAACGATTTTCAAGCGAACTATCTCAGTTTTCTTTGGGACGTCGTTTTCTGTATCAAACTAATCTTATTACATCTGGTAAGCGTCCTAGATCCACTGTTAATTATACTAAAAAGTCTGTGAAACGAAAAAGAACTAAATAATGGAACATAGTACTGTGAACAAGGATTACTACTGTGAAACTACTCTGTAACATTTCATTGCTGGCAGAGCCATATTTGCAATAAATTTGCACACTTCAGCTTGAGTCACTTGTCCATTTGTGTCATTCGCCCACTTTGCGCTGGCATTCGGCCGGCTGTCAAAACAAACAACAACATCTCGATAACATCTGTCCAGATAAAGGTAAGTATTATATAAAATAACCTTTTTCGGTTGGTCTTGGCGGGAAAGTAAGTACCGGATACGTTACTCATGATGTGTTTTTGCCAAGATTTACAAGCTTAGGCAGGAGATGACTCAAACAGAGTTAGATTTTGGCTTGATAGCTTTTCAAAAACCGTTTTCGGTTGCAGGCATTGTTTTCTAACACGTTGTTGGCAACTATCATAGCCTTTCTAAATATATAACCGGGAGAGATACATATATAAGGAGACAGAAATTACTCAGAATCAGCCAG